GAAGTTATTACTAACCACGCTTTATACAAATGGGCTCCAGCAGGTGCAGGGACTTTTGTTAAAACAACTGGTTCTGCTGTATCTTCTGCATTAGCTCCATCTGCTACATCTACACGTTTAGCAATTACTTTAGCCGATATTTTAACTGCAAAAGGAATTTTAGATGCTGCAAACGTACCACAAGAAGGACGTGTTTTATTAATGCCGTCTTCTATGTATAACGGTCAGTTATTAGCTATCCAAGATGTTTACAGAATGGACTCTTACGGTCAATCTGCATTACCTTCTGGTGTTGTAAACCGTATTCATGGTTTTGATATTATGATTCGTTCAACAGTAGTTGTTTATGATAATACAGCTACTCCAGTATTAAAAACTGTTGCAGATGGTACAGGCGCACCTAGCTCACCTGCTTCAACTGATAACTTAGCTTGTTTAGCTTACCACCCTTCATTTGTTGCAAAAGCAAAAGGAAGTGCAGATGTATTTGTAAACGAAAATGATCCTGCTTACTATGGTTCTATTTTATCAGCTTTACAAAACTTTGGAGCATCTAAAATGCGTACATCTCAAACTGGTATCGTAGCTATCGTACAAGCTAACTAATATTAATCTTTAAGGGTGTGGAACTAAAAAGCCACACCTTTATATAATACCCTTAAAAAATGGATTTAAAACAAGCGAAAGAGTTAGTTAAACATGATGTCGATGGGCATAGTATTGTTTTAGTAACAAGTAATAAAGCGGTGTTTTTCTTAGAAAATGAAAGTGAAATTTCAAATGTAGAAGAATACGCAAAAAGCAATAAATTAGAATTATTTGTTGTTAAAAATGAATCTTCAAAAGTTGAAGAACCAAAAAAGAAAAAATAACAATTTAAAATATTATAAATGGCAAACGACGTTATATTTAACAAGGGACAAGGCGGTTTAGGTAGACCATTAGCTGGAACAGATTATATATCTGGAGCTTTATTCTACTCTGCTACTTTGCCAAGTGGATTTGGAGCATCTGATAGAATTAAAGTAATTTATTCTGTTGAAGATGCTGAAAATCTTGGAATATTAGATGATTCATCTGATGCAACAGCTAGTACAGCAACTGATTTATGTACTACTAAATTTACAGCAGGTGATACTTATAAATTAACTTGTGCTATTATTGATAGTACAAATCCAACTCCATCTAAATCTGCTAATGGTACGGTTACTTTATGTAATTTTACAGCAGTTACAGCAGATGCGGTTTCAACTTCAACAAGTGCAACTAGAATAGCAGCAGAGATTAATTTAGGAACTCCAACACATGGATTTAGTGCAGTTGCAAATACAGCAACAGTAACCATTACAGCTCCAAAAAATCAAGGTGTATTTTTAAATAGTGGAACTCCTTATGTAAGAACTCTTACAGGTGCTTATGCTGGAACATTAACACAAAATGTAGTTGCAGGTGTAGCTTCTGAATTAGATATTATGCACTATCATATTTCTGAGTTCTTTAGAATACAACCAAAAGGTAAATTATATGTAGGTGTTTATGCTACTGCCGATGCTACAACTTTTGCAAGTGTAACAACTATGCAAAACTTTGCACAAGGTGAAATTAAGCAATTAGGTATTTATCAAAAAACTACTCCATTTGCTACAAGCCAAACTACAACTTTACAAGCGGTTTTAGATGCTTTAGAAACTAATCATAAAACTATTTCATCTGTTGTTTATCAAGCTGAAATTAGTGGAACAGCTGATTTAACAACTTTAGCAAACTTAAAACTATTAAGTAATAAAAATGTAAGCGTTGCAATCGGTCAAGATGGAGATAATTTAGGTTTTAAATTATTTAAAGCAACTGGTAAAAGTATTGGTAGTATGGGTACTCAATTGGGTGCTATCGCCTTAGCAAAAGTAAACGAAAGCATTGCATGGGTAGCTAAATTTAATGTAGCTGCTGCTGAATACGATGTTTTAGCATTTGCTAATGGAACTTTATATACATCTTTATCAGATGGAAGCATTGTAAACTTAGAAAACTTTGGTTATAACTACGTTAAAAAATACGTAGGATTAACTGGTTCATATTTTACAAAACCAAATACATCTATTACTTTAACTTCTGATTATACCTATGTGTATAACAATAGAGTAATTGATAAGGCTATCAGAGGATTAAGAGCTGCTTTATTACCTAGTTTAGCTAGTCCATTAGTAGTTAATGCAGATGGTACTTTATCTGAAGATACAATAGGATTTTTTAACTCACTTTGTGATAGAAGTTTAGAAGTAATGCAAAGAGATTTTGAATTATCTGCTTTTAGCGTAACTATTGATCCATCACAAGATGTATTAACTGATAATGAATTAACAATAGCTGTAAAATTAGTACCAGTAGGTGTAGCAGATACAATTACTGTAAATATTGGTTTTGCATTAACAATTTAAAATATATTAAGACATGGCATATCCAATAGTACCGTTAATTAACGGCAAATCATACGAGTGGGCAGATATAATTGTAAACGTTTTAGGTTTACCAATTATAGGTATCACTAATATTGAATACGAAGAAAAGCAAGGTATGGAGAATATTTACGGAGCTGGACGTTTTCCAGTATCTCGTGGATATGGTAAAATTGAACCTACTGCAAAAATGACTATTTTAATGGAAGAATTAGAGAATATCCAAACGGTAGCCCCACAAGGTCGCATTCAAGATATTCCTGAATTTGACATAGTAGTTATGTATGTAGATGCTGCATTAGTTACTCGTAAACACGTTTTAAAGAACGTTCGTTTTATGAATAATAAAAGAGCTTCATCAAGCGGAGATACTTCAATACCAGTAGAATTAGAATTAATTATTTCACATATTCAATATTTATAATTTATTTTTGTTATATTTGTAGTACCTTAAAAACTACATTATGAAAACAGAAACAGAATTAAAATTAGAATTTGAAAAACTAAAACAAACACATGGCAAAGTAAGAGAAATGGTTGTTTATTTAGATACGGATGACGATGATAAAACAGCAACTATTTTTCTTAAAAAACCAGACAAAAGCACACGTTCTTTAGTAGGTAAATTAGTATCACAAGATAAGTTTGATAGAGCTGTAGTAGCTTGTTTAAACGCTTTATATATCGGTGGAGATGAATTGAAATTAGTTACTGAAAATGATGATGCTATTGAAAGTGCAGGATTAGGAGTAGTGGAATTATTAAAAGTACAACAAGCAACTTTAAAAAAAAATTAGAGTTTTATAAGAAACAAATAGAAGCGGATGAGATAGCAAGAAATAACGCACTTATCCGCTTTTTTTATAGAGAGAATCCAGAAAGTTTATCAGATAGCCAATGGGCTAAAAGAGTAGCGGAAATGGATTATTGTTTGAAATATAACGGAACAAGAATAGAAAAAGAAGATGCCTAATAACAACCTAGAATATACACTTAGACTAAAAGATTTATTTAGTAAAACAATGCAGGGTGCTGCAAAAGAAACTGCTAAGTTAGATAGTGGATTAAAAAAATCAACTCAAAGATTTGCTGATTTAAGAAAAGCTGCTGAACAAATGCAAAAACAAAGCGAAAAGGCTAGAGTTGATGCTATAATAAGCGCAAAAACTGGTCAAAGTGCTTTTAGTAAAATGGGAACAGCTGCTATGGTTGGATGGGGTATTGCAGGAGCTAGCGTAATGTCTTTTGGTAAAGCAGTAGTAGAAAGTTTAAAAAATTATGAGTATTTTCACGCTAGTTTAAAAACTATGCTACATGGTAACGAAAATGCAACCGCTTCTTTAGAAAGTCAATTAATTAAATTAGCAGCTACAACTCCATTTGAATTAACAGAAGTTCAAACTGCTACTAAGCAATTATTAGCTTATGGATTTAAAGCAGGCGAAGTAATTGAAACAATTCGTACTTTAGGAGATGTTTCTGCTGGTACTGGAAATAATATTGGAGATGTTGTATATTTATATGGTACTTTAAGAACAAGTGGTAGGGTAGCTTTAACTGATGTTAATCAATTTGCTAATAGAGGTATTCCAATTTGGGAATCTTTAGCTAAAAACATGAAATTAACTACAAAAGAAGTTAGAGAATTTGTAGGTCAAGGAAAAGTTGGTTTTAAAGATGTAGAAAAGGCTTTTCAATCAATGACAGGAGCTGGCGGTCAATTCTTCGGAATGATGGATGCTCAAAGTAAAACAGTAGGCGGTCAATTATCAAATATGGCAGATAGTTGGGAACAATTAAAGGTACAAGTTGGGAAATCTCAAAAAGGAATTATAGCAGGGACTGTATCTTTTTTTAGTGAAATGTTAAATGCTTTTGGAAGTTATTTTGAACAACAAAATAGAATGGAAGAAGCGTTTGCTAAATATGGTGGCAAAGGAGATTCATTTTTAGATAAAATTAGAAATAATTTTGGATTAGGCAGTGGATTAGGCGGTAAGGTTTCTAAAAATACTGAATATGATGCCTATATTCAGTCCACAATGGCATCTAAATTAAGCAATACACAAAAGGAATTAAAATTAAATCAAGAAATTGTAAAAATATCTAAATTAAGAGCTTCTGGTTTTTTAAGTGAAGATGATTATACTAACAAATTATCTCAGTTAAAAGGTGCAATGGATATCATGAAAGGAAATAAAGATATTTCTACCATGAAAGAAAATCCAACTTTAGGAGCTGATGGTAAATCATTAGGTGGCGAAACATCAGCATCTAAATCACTAGGAACTGGAACAGAAGTTACAGGACAAAGACCGCAAAGTTTAACAATAAATATTACTAAATTAGTAGAGAGTTTAAATGTGCAAACTACTAACTTAACAGAAGGAACTGCAAAGATTAAAGAAATGGTTAGCAAAGCATTACTAGAAGCGGTTAACGATGCTAATTTAACAGCAATGGCATAAAATAAAAATAAAAATAAAATGGAAATAACAATAGATTGTCTAATACCAAAATTAACTATTTCATTACAAGAAGAGCATCCAAAACCACAAGATGTAGCTGATTCTTTGTTAAATTTGTTAGCAGAAATCAATAATATATAAAATGGAAAAACAAAATTTTATATTACCAAAATTACCTAATCCAAAAGGACAAGCTGAACTTATTTTAAAAGGAGTTGGAGGGGCTTTAATTAAACCTAAGTTTTTTAAAGTTAATGAAACTGAAATAGAAAACGAACAATTTGATAGTGATTTAACTAAATCTAGTAAATTTGGTATTCCTACTTTTGATATGTTTAGTTTTAACTGCTCAGTTGGTAACAAAGTAACTTATACAGCAAGTAAAGAGTTTGGTGGTGGTAGTGTTATATTGGATGCCCCATTTGTATTTGAAACTGCACTAATTACAGTTAATCAAACTAAAAACATAGTTAAAACTGCAATAGCAGGTCAAAACGGAACTGTAAAGGAGTTTATGAGTGAAGGAGATTTTGTAATTAATTTAAAAGGTGTTATTGTTGGAGATACAGCAAACCAACGTCCAGATATAACCACACTAAACAGTTTGGTAGCTTATTTAAAAGCTCCAGTATCTTTACCAGTATCATGTAACTTTTTAAATGAATGGTTAATTAGTAGCGTTGCAGTAGAATCTTATACAGTTGGACAGCGTGAAGGAGCTAGGAATATTATAGACGTTGAAATTAATATGCTATCTGATAGTGTTATTGAATTAAGTTCTTCAAATTCAAAAGGGGATGTATTAACGCAAAGAAGTATGTTTTAATGTTACAGGCACAATGCGAAATATCAATAACAAATGATTTAGGTAAAAAAATTACCTTTGATTTTGTGCATTCTATTGAGATTGATAGTAGCTATGAAAATTTAACAGATACTTGTAAAATAGTTATTCCTAGAAAATTAGTTTTTGAAGGATTAGATTTATTTACTGGAGATAATCCAATATTTAAACGTGGAGATAAAATAGAAGTTAGTTTAGGATATGTGCCAAATATTACTAAAGTATTTA